GTACCAGGATCTTGTGGTATGCGTGAATATATCTAAAGTATTTGCAGATGCTGAAAGTTGAACTCCTAACTCTAATATTTGCGATGAACCAGAAACTAAACCATCCGGTAATGATACAGTATTAGTTGGCGCGGATATTGCTAACAAAGCACCATTTGATGAACCAGATGAGGTAAGAGTTACACCACTACCACTAATTGTTAAATTCCTTACGTCACTTAATATTGTAATTCCGGTATCTTGTAATCTAAGATTTACTCCTAATCCACTTGTACCATTAGTTCCATTGATTGCAAAGGCACTTGTACCATTTGTTCCTGATGTACCTGATGTACCCGTTGCTGATGTACCAGATGTACCCGCTGAGCCATTTGTTGCAGAACCACCAACAAGTGAAACGGATACTCTACCACTACCATTTGCAGCTATTTCAAATCCTGTTTGAAAATCTATTTGATTTAATCCCGTTAAAGTTTCATCAGAATCGGTTACAATAATTTCACTCAATCCACCACCACCACCCGGTGAAAATGCCGGGTCTAACGCGACCGTTACATCGGTTGTAATTCCATTTCCTGCTTGTATTATTACTGGCCATTTAAATCCAGGTTCATTTACAGAACTAAATGTTGTAGAACCACTAACATATGTATGGAAAGAACCCGCTGGTGTTGTACCGGATGTACCGGATGTACCCATGCTACCAGCACTGCCTTGTGCTCCCGTTGTACCAGAAGTACCAGATGAGCCGTTTTGTCCATTATTACCCGAAGTGCCTGATGAACCAAAATTTGTACCATTTACGCCAGATGTGCCGGCAGAACCGGTTGTTCCAGAAGAACCAGAAGAACCAGAAGAACCAGAAGAACCACCACTACCCGCACTCCCTGCAGTACCATTTGTACCACTTATTCCAGATGTTCCAGATGTACCTTGTGAACCATCTGTGCCGGCTGTTCCTGATAAAGCTCCACTCGAAACCGAGCCACTTAATGCGTTTACTAATCCTTCCAAATAATCCAGGTTCGTGTCCATCTCAATAGCCGTTAGAGGAGAACCTTTTGGAATACGTTTTGTTAATGCCATTTTATGTTATACTTGTATTGTTATTTTAATATACAAATAAATATAAAAAATGTTAGAAATGAGGAATTATTTTGAATTGGAATCCTTTTGTGTATCTTCTTTAGTTTTTTTGATACCATATGTATCTTTAAGAACAGATGGTTCTAATTGTATTAGCTCTACGCTTTTTATACCACTTAAATTATAAGTCCTGTATGTTGATTCGTTTGAAATGGAGTATATTGATTTACCTTTAATCGATGAATTAAATAATGAATTTCCACCGATACTACTGTTTATACACAATTCATCTAAAGAAATTGCTTTATCAAAATTTTCTTCTTTTAGCCCTTTTTTAAGAATTGTTTTTAACCAAGGTAAAAATTTATTAGGATTTATATCGGTTATTTTTATACAATTTAATTTTTTTTGATAAATCCCAATACAAAAAACTATTGCAGCATTGTTTCCACTTAATGCTTTAGTCTTACCATCACTTGCATATTGATATGAATTGATACGATATATATTTCTAGGTTTAATAAGGGTTTTACCAACCGATGATTCAGACTTAAATAATTTTTGGTATTGCTGTGTAAACGGCATCTTAAATTTTATTTAATTGTGGTATTTGCATTTTAGTTTTATTCAACTGAGGGATATTGAACGGAACAACTTTAGCTGCTTCTTTTACATAAGTATTTAATATTTCTGTAAATTTATTATGCATATGCTCCAAAGTAAAATTGTTTAATGTATTTTCTTTAAGTCCTGCCGATTTTTGCAAATATGTATTATAATTGTTAAAAACATCATACATTTTATTTGCCGCCGCTGAATAATTTACGCTAAACCATTGTGCTTCTTTCATTATAAATTGGTCAGCTGCCGATTCATCCACCGCTGTCAATGTACCTTCTAATAGTACAGAATGTTCCGCTGGTAAGAAATCCAACTGCCCACTCCATCCACTCGCTAAGATTGGTTTACCTGTTAAAGTAAATTCGGCCATAGGTCTACCATATCCTTCACCTTTGGCAAATGATAACATAGCTTTAACTTTAGGATGATGGTATAAATTAGCCATATCAGTTTCTTCTAAATCACCATGTAAAAGATATATTGATGGACATTTATCTCCAAACGTTTTAACAACTTCTTCTATTTTTTTACGAGTTTCTTCTCTATCGATTATTGAAAATCCGGCATGCGATGTTTTTACAAGTAATGCCGGTCTTTTATCTTTTGGAAGATATTGAAATACGGTTGCAAATGTTTTTATAGCCATACCTATATCTTTTCTATCTTGTCCTAATGAGCCTTTTAACCAATGTCCAACGGTTAAAAAACAAAAATCTTCTTTTACATTTTCCAATACATCTTTACCACTTCCTTTAGAAAATATCTGAGTATCTACTCCTTCAAAAAGAACTTCAATAGGTATCGTTGTTCTAGTTTCCCCAACAATATTTCCAGAAGCCTGGTCTTTATGTTGGTAAACCGTTCCACCCAAATTTTGTTTTGTAAAATTTGATGGTACAATGATTAAATCCATTTTGTTAGAACCATCGATAAAATCTTTTGGACAAATTGTAGTTTCAACGCCAGCAGTTACACCAATATTATAATGTCCTTTTGCTTCAAATTCGTTTGCTACTGAAACTTGCATAAACACATCTGGCTTTTGCTCAATTGCAGTAATAACTCTTTCTAACATCCATCTTCCAAATTCAGATTCACCATCTACTTGGTTTTGTGGAGTATTACCCCATCTCAATGGTATGATTTTGATATCATACTTATCCATTTTACGAAGTGATTTCATCAAATCTCTACAATGGTCACCATATCCACTTCTCGTAAAAATAGGTCCCTGAAATACTAATGTTGGTTTACTCATAACTTATTTAATTTTGAATACTTCAAATCTTTTTCTTGGTTTCCAGTTTTGGAATGTTGATTCAATTCCATCAATTAGGGTTTGGCACATATTGGTATGATTTAAACCTGCCTCATTAATAAAGAACTCTCTACCTTCTAAAGCGTTTGCCTTTCTTTCTTCTTTTGGTGTGTTGTACACTTTTAATATCGCTTCAGATACATCATCTAAATCAACTCTATCATCCCAAATGTATGGTGTTGGTACTGAACCTGCTAATGCCTGTGCTCTGCTCCATACAGGAATGCACCAAGAACCAGGTTCTGCTTTACCTTCCCACTTTCTCCACTCATGCAATGAGCCAATCTTAATATAATCATCGGCAACTAATACATTACCTTCAACTTTAAATCCACATTGGTCTTGCAATCCACCAGTTACGTTTACAATGATTGGTGTACCAGCCATTACCGATTCTGCAGTTGCCAATCCAAATCCTTCATTATTAGCGATGTTAATAGTACAATCTGCAATATTGTAGCTCCAATTTAATTCGTTTTGTGTTCTTCTTTTTTCTGAAAATATAATGTTGTATCCATTTGCAATTGCTTCTATAACTGCCGGCAAATCAGTTCCATTTTCATCAACCGGTTGTGTATGCATTACTAAACAAGTTTTGTCAGCTTTCTCTTTTCCAATTTTATCACAAAATAGTTTATATGCCCAAATAACATCAGCGGGTTGTTTTCTTCTAATATTTCTATTTGACCAATACAGTATAAAATCATATTCTTTATCACCCAAAATATCTTTACGATATTCGGAAGGTACTTCAGCTGGTTTATATAAATCGGTATTTATACCATGTGGTACATAACTTACTTGCCAATCGGCTTTAGTTACCCAAGTTGATTTATCGTTTCTTGCACTAATTCTTTTTATAATACCATATGTTTGGCGGGAAATACATCCAATCCAATCACAACTTTCATAATAATTTCTATTATACATTGGGTCTGGCAAATCATCCCAAATTGCGTAGAATAATAAAGGAACATTTTGTCTGATTTCATGTTCGATATCGTACAACCATGTCCAATAACGAGGGTCAGTAAAGTGTAAGATAGCATCAGGCTTTTCCGCATTAATTAGTTGTCTAATTAAATCAGGATTACCATAACCATTCCAAGGGAGTATCTTTACATTGGCATCGGGAATATTATAATTTTTTTGAATATCTTCACTTAAATCTAAAACCTTACCTGCTTCAGGATGATTAATAGCGGCTCCAACTTGAAACCAGTCATATTTGTGCGCAGTACCAAGCACCAATTCTTTTGAAACTGTGGCAATACCACTTGCCATTCTTAAATCATCTGAAAGTAACAGAATCTTCTTTTTTGCCATAACTTATTTATTTTCTTAAAATTGTGAACCTGAGATTTGAAGTTTTGCGTATTCGTTCATTTCCTTTCTAAAGTCTGCGTCATTAACGTATCTTTCAACTGTTCTATTGACTAATTTTTGTAAAGTAACATCTGAATTGAATGATACTTTTTTAAATGATGAATATACATCTTTCAATATCTTCACCGTTGTTAGTTTTGTGTTGTCTTGAATCATTGTATCGATTTATATATTTGTATATATAAGTATATTGGAAATAAAAAAACCGATAATTTTTAAAAACTTTTTTTAAGCTTTCCCATCACATATCCCTCTACTCATAAATTCACACCATTTACAATTCTTTTTGTTTTGTCCAGGTACTTTAGGATATGGGATATCTTTATAATTACCAGTGTCATCGAATACAGTATTAATGAATTCCATAAATTCATCATATACTTTATTAACCGAAGGTGTACCATTTGGAGGTACGTGTTTTGAAATATATGGAATTGGAAACGCAGAATCTTCAGGTAGTTTTCTTCTCATTATCTGATATTCTACTTTTATTTTAGTAAGAGGAATATTAAATAATTCTGAATAGTATTTTTTATATAGTAAGATTTGAGAATTTTTCATCTTATCCGCTTTTTGATATTGATTCCAACCCATCGTTGAAGTTTTTAAATCAACGATTATAATTGAATTTTCAGCTAAATCTCTTAATACAATATCTATAAACCCAATAAAATGAACACCCGGTTTAATATTTGCGTTTAATGGAATTTCAATACCAACTAGTTCGTAGCCGGATTTGGAATAAAACTTACTACAATATTTCTTAAACCAACTAAGGATTCGTCTGCCATCACCATAAAATTCTTCTAATTCTAATTGAGTACACGGAGTACCTTCACTCAGAGCTTCCTTTTCTTTGGTAAAATTTTCTTTCATTCTATCTAATAACAAGCTATCCAATTCAATTTCATCGGCTTGTTTTTTAGATACACCATACATCACCGAAAGATAATGTTGGATAGTTTCGTGCATTGCACTACCAAATAGTGTGTGAATGTTACCGGAACTTTCACCTAATTTATCTATATAGTTTAACTTATATTGTTGGGGGCAGCTACTCCACATTGAGTACTGCGAAAATGATACTTTTGCCATTATGTTTATTTATACCTTAAAGATACGAAAAAAAGGTGAGATTACCAAATTATACTTTAAGTTTCAACTTAGTAATTTCTTTTGGATTTGTGCCGTATGCTTCGGCAATTCGTTTAATTTCTTCTCTACCAGTAGCACTTTCATATAATATATCTAAATATTCAGATGCTTCTCTAGTAGAAACCATAAACCATTTGGCTACCAAATCAATAATCCATTGTTCATAATCTTTTACCGATTTGCCTTTCATATAACGAAGATATGTTTTACCTTTTGGTATGACTCCAATCAATGCTTTATAAACAGCTTTAGGAGGTGCTTCTTGAATATATGGTTGTATTTCCGCTACCATCTCAACCCAATCAGGGTTCATAGACATATAACGGATAATTAACCAATTACTCCAAGTCTTTTTATCAGCATCATCCAACTTATCCCAATACTTTGGGTCCTGGTCTTTTGTAATTGCATTGATGTGGTCAAATAATCCTTTTGCCATTAGTCTTCTACTTTTAAACCCGGAGGTAATAATTCATTCAATACTTCACCACAATCACCACAAAGGAATAATTCTACTGGTAATACCTCATCCTTTGGTTTTCCGGTTAATAACTTTGAAATTTTACGAAATCCAAAACCTTGTACGAAAATCTCACCACCGCATTTCTTACATCCAATTGCTTCAGTTTTTTCTAAAGGTATTGGTTTTTCTTCTTGTCCTCCGATTGGTTGTCCACCTGCTCCTAAAATGTTAGCCATTATATAATATTTAAAATTTGAATTAGTGTAGCCGCTGCGATAATTTCTTTATCAATTGCTATTGCGGATTTAGCAACCCCATCACCTAAAACTAAAATTACATTTGCAGTATTTTCTCCCGCATAATCATCAACTTTATCATATAGCAATGTATAAAGGTCAGAAAAATCAGTAGCCTTTGAATCAAGAATTGTTTGCCTAATTTTCATATATTTGTTTCTCTTATCATCATTTGATTTAAGAACTTCGAGAACTTTCAACTTATAATCATTCTCTAAAAGATTTTGTACATCAACTTGCAATTTACCTTTAAGAGAATTTAATTGACAAGTATTAATAATCTTACGAATATCAGGATAAGAAGAATCAATAATTGGAACTAAATCTTTTGGGTCAAACTCAATACTTTCTGATTTCAAAATCTTACTCATTTGAATAGCCACATCCTTTTTGGTTGGTGGTGTAATTTGAAATGTTTGGCAACGGCTTTGAATTGGTTCAATAATTTTTTCAATATAATTACAAGTTAAAATAAACCTACAATGCTTGCTAAATGTTTCCATTAAATTCCTAAGAATTGCCTGTGCGTTAGGAGTCATATAATCAAACTCATCTAATATAATAATCTTATATTTTTTGAATCCCATAGATGATGCAAAGTTTTTTACTTTATTCCTTACGGTTTCAACATTGTTTTCATCGGATGCGTTAATCATCATAACATCGCATTCAATTGAACTAACAATTAACTTTGCCAATGTTGTTTTACCAGTACCGGCTTTCCCAAAAAATAAAAGATGGGGAACGTCTTCGTTTTCAATATACCCACTTACTTTACTTTTTAAGTGTTCATTACCAACATAATCATCTAGTTTAGATGGACGATATTTTTCCACCCATAACG